GCCAGTTTCGGTCTTATCCTTCATGTATGGTTTTAGAGATTGTAATTCTTGAAGTATTAAACTCGCTTCTCGTGGACTATAATAATCGTAAATTATAGTGTGAGGGAAAGGATTATTTAGATTATGAATTCTCATTCCATACTGCCTTTTCTTCTAAAGCGTACTTGGCTCCTTCGATATAATCTCGATCTTCTTCTGAAAGCACACTCCAAAATTTGGAAATACTCGAGATATGACTACTAACTTCATCTGGTTTGTTTAGATGAAAATTAGAATCCATCATATGCTCGAGTTCATCCATTCTTAGTTTAATCTTATTTTTAATGTTCATACTTGTATAATACTACAAGTTGTACAAAAAGTCAAGACTAAAATTTATATCTAATTGATCCTACGACCTGTTGTCCATGATCTGTAAACGCACCTGTATAAACATTGGTTTGTTCTTTGTCATGTAGATATAAACCTAACTCTAATCCATCTTGTTTGTCAGGACGTTTGCTTGGATCATAGTTTGCATAGATATTATGTACTATACCATAATAGTTGCCATCATATCCAAGATCATCATTTTCCGTTCTATGTGCTGTAACATAAGTTGAATTAGTTACATTATACATTACGCCATAATCTAAACGATCATCTTTTGTATATGTGCCTGTGTTCTTGTCGTCCCACAGTTCAACACCCCAAACTAAAGGAGTACCAAATCTGTGTAAACTTCCGCCAATTGAATAACCTTCTTGGTCACCTTTGGTTGTTTCTTCAGGTCCTGTGATACGCATATATGACACTTCTGCAAATCCAATATCAACTGTTGCTGTACCATAAAATACATTGCCGTCATTATCATAACCTAATGATACACCCCATGGTGTTTCTTTCTTTAGTCTATGAGAGTCAAAATCAAATTCGTTGTCATATTCCCAACCACCAAATGTTAACACAGTTTTTTCTCTGTGATCAATTCTGTAGTTTGTTTCTGTATAGATTAGTGGAACTGAAATCTTTGGAGTCTTTGCAAATCCCATTCTTTGTGCGTCAGTTTCACCAATATAGAAACGTGCATATTCATTACCGAATCCAAGTTGTTTTTCTTGTACAGTATTGTTTAATGATGTGTCTAATGAATAGTGTGTATCATAAGTCATTGATGCACCTACCCAATCAACTGAAAGAGTTTCTGGAACATTAGATGAAATACCTACTTGTAATTCACCTCTTGAATCCCAGCCTGAATCGTATGTTTTATCGTCGTAGTATCCTTCTACTTCACCATTGACAAAAAAGCCATTTGGTAAGTTTGGATTGCTATTCTCAAGGGCAGTAACTCTATCCTCAAGTGTTTTTTCGTTAGCCAATACGCCTGTTGTTAATCCAAACAGAACGGCTAACATTATTGTTAGTTGTTTCATTTATTTTTATTTCCTTATTTTATTCGAATAAAAAAGGCACACCAGGTGCCTTCATTATTAGTTATTTGCACTCTTAGAGTGCAGTTTTAAAAGTGGCATCGGAACAAGGAATCGAACCTCAGTTTACAGTTTTGGAGACTGTCGTGTTTCCACTACACTATTCCGACATAATTACTTTTGAAAACGAAGTGAGTGCTTTCTTCCGTTATACCAAAAAGTCACTGTTGAGTGAGAATACACTTCTTCTACAGTTTGATTATAACGTGTTTCTCTACGGCATTGGGTTTCTACACGACTTTGTGCTTTGGAATTATTGTGTCCAATAATACCGCCAAGCAATGCTCCAACTGCTCCACCGTTTTCTACATTCTTTGTTACATTGTTACCAATGACTCCGCCAATGATCGCACCTGTTAGTGCATCACCCGTTTTGTCTCCGCCAACAACAACATCTTCACAAATTTCGATACTGTATGGTGACTTCTTTACTACAGATTTATAATGATCGTTTACAACTTCTGCGTGTGCCACACCTGATAAAAATCCTACGCCAATGCAGATGGCGACGGCATGGAAATAAAACTCTTTAAACTGCATTTGATTGTCCTTCTCTGTTGATGTAAGTGCAACTTTTCTGTTGCCAGGTAAGTTGCCAACCCCGTAGCCTAACTAATTAGGCCGCAAGAGCAAAGTTTTCGTTTGCGTCTATAGATTTGCTTGATTTACGGTCATCGCCTACCGGTAACTCCACAATGCCTAATCCGCCAGTCGATCCTACATCACCCCCTCAAAGCACACTCATTGAATGTGTTTTAAGTGATTGGTGGAGGTGCCGGGAATCGCACCCGGGTCCTGTTCGTCGTCGCCACGCTTCAACGTTACCCTTTATTTATAACACCTCTATGCGAGGATGTCAAGTTCTTTTTTAGTTTTTTGTTTGGATTTTGGTTGCCTAATTGGTTCAAGCCAACTATCGGCAATGTATGCTTGTGGACTTGGTCCAAGTAATGTAGTTAGATCGTCTGCTTCTATCCACCAATAATGATCATGAACCAAACATTGGCAGTTCATTCCTCTAAATTGAAATTGTTCGCCTACATTGTATTTTCCAATGTACTCTTTTACTTTGACTATTCTACCAACATTCTGTGGACGCACAGAAAAGACTATTCGGGCGATATCGCCTTGATTACATTTCATAAAATTACTTAGTTGCGATGATTATTTCTTTTGAATATTTCCGGCGACAATCTTGCCGCGAAAATCAAGTTCTTCGTATGTCAGTTCCATACCCTCAACAATTAGGTCTTCTACAATACCTGCTTTTTTAAGTTCGGATATATGAACAAAGATGTCTTTGGCACCAGGAGTTTCCGGTGTTATAAACCCGAAACCCTTAACTGGATTGTACCATTTTAATTTTCCGTTATGCATATTTAATGTTACCCTCTGTACTGTATTTACCGTTTTTGGATATATTTATACAAAAAAATAGCACAAAGGATTTCTCCTCTGTGCTATATTCAATTGAGATTATAGAGAGTTTTTCTTCTCTTGGATTTCCGCTCTTCTTGATTTTGCAAGTTTACCAATGTTTCCTAAGGCTTTTCTTGCTCTTGCCGCGGCCGCTTTAACATTCTTAGTATCGAATGCTTCTGCTTCTTTCAAGTAGTTTTCATATTCAGCAACGATTTGCTCATGAATTGTTGACATATCTTTCTCCTGTAATGTGTTTATAAACAGTGCTCCAGAATTTAGCAGTTGGAATTTCATGAGCATATTCGTTTTTGTTATACTCATGTTCGATGATAATGGGTTTCAAACCTAAGTCTTTCCCTAACTTAGCATTTTCAACTTTATCTTCAATCCACCAGGCCCCTGAACCTTCGTACTTGGTTAGTGCTTCACGTTTGTCTGCACCAGTTGGTAGAAAGGTAATGTCGGATATTGTGCCTTCCCCAAATACATCAGCAAGATTCATTCTGCGTAATTGTTGTGCTGGCTTATCCGTGTGCATAGAAGTAATAGCCTTAAATTCATAGCCTTGTTCTTTAAGTAACTTCACTACTTCTACTGCGTCTCTATGAGGATCTAAAAAGCACATCCATGCTGAGCGATTAAAATACTCAATCATAAATCTACCTTTAGACTCATCGATTTCTTTTTTGTCTGTAGTCTCCATCCATTCCCATACATGGTATTTGGTATTATCTTTTTCAATGATATTTTCCAATGCCATAAACTGTAAAAAAGCATTTTTCCAGTCTAAGAGAACTCCGTCAACATCAACTAAAATTAACTTATCATTCATTATGTTTTAATCCCTGTTGTTGCTTCGATGTATCTTTTTGCATGGTCTTCAAGTGTTTTTGCAATCACCATAACGTTTGATTTTGGAATTGATACATCTTGTGTCGGATCGGAAGTGATCATCCATTGACCTAATACTAATCCGCTTGGACCTTGCATTAATGTTAATGGCTTATGTACTACCCACGATGTATCTTTTTCTTCTGTAACACGAGCAACAATTTCCTCACCCGAGGTAAGTTTTATTGATACTGTGTCTCCTGATTTTGCAGGTGTGTTCACTAACATTATTGGCTCAGTCCTTCCATTCCGGTTTCTTCTACATACTTGGCTAACGCATCGTAGCCTCCTATATACTTACCGTGCAGGATAATTTGTGGAACTGATCTTGGCGCTGGTAATCCGTTTGCTTCGAATTCTTCTGTAAGTTGTTGCACTGAAATGTCTGAACCAACTTGGATTGATTCATATTCAATGTTTAATGTTTTCAATAAGTGTTTTGCTTTGTCACAAAATGAACACATTGGTTTTGAGTATACTACTGTTCTGCTCATAGTTTAAATCCTTTAAATGTATCTTTTTCTACATCTTGTTTGACACCACCAATAATGTAAGACTCAACTTCAGTCTCTTGCGGTGCAACCTGCAAGCCTGCGGAACTTAACCAATGTTGTGTCCAAGGTAGAGGGTTAGTATTAAGTGGACGATCATAAATCGTCTTAAGTCCAAGTGCTTTCAATCTCTTGTTAGCAATGAATTCTACATATGCGTGTAGCAAGTTTTCGTTAAGACCAATAATTGATCCGTCTTTGAACAAATAGTCTGCCCAACGTTTTTCTTCATCTACACAATTACGCCACATCTCATAAACTTCTTCTTCACACTCTTTTGCAATTTTAACAAAGTCTTTGTCGTCATCACCTTTTGCCCAATGCTTAAGAATATGTGTAGACAAGTTCAAGTGTGTTGCTTCGTCACGTGCAATAAGTGAAATAATTTTAGCAGAACCTTCCATAAGTTTAAGTTCGCCAAAAGCAAACGTACAAGCAAACGATACATAGAAACGTAAACCTTCAAGTATGTTTACAGTCATCATTGCTTTGTAAAGAGATTTTTTAACTTCATATAAGTCGCCTTTGCCTTTGTTGAAATAATCATTAGCAACATTATAAAAATTATCGTATTCTTTACATACACTTTCAGCACGTTCGATAATCTTTTCGTCATCAAGAATAGTGTCAAACACTTCGCTTGGATCTGGATATACATTTTTTACAATGTGTGTATATGAACGTGAGTGAATAGTTTCAAAAAAGTCCCAAGCAACAATACAACTTTCAAGTTCAGGTAATGAACAATATGGTAAGAATGCCATACAAGGTCCTCGACCTTGTACACTATCTAATAGTGTTTGATATTTTAAATTAGAGGTAAAAATATGTTTTTGTTCAGGTCTGAATTCTGCATAATCTCCTCTGTCTTTTTGAAGACTTACTTCTTCAGGTCGCCAAAAGTACCCTAACATAGTTTGATTAAGTTTGTCATACTCTGGAAACTTAAACGTATCGTATCGTTGAGTGTTTTGATCTTCACCGAAAAACATATGCTGTTTTGTGAAGTCAACCTTATTCCTGTTAAAAACCGTTTTTGCCATTTTAATATTGTTCCTCTAATTGTGTATTTCTATAATACACTATGTTTGTTACTGTGTCAACAATTAAATTGCACAACTATCACAAACTTCCTCATCATTTTGTTCTGCTGGTTGTTCTTGGACCAGCGGAGTACTTATCTCTTCTTTTGGTTCTTCTACGTCATCAGCACCTTTAAAGTCGTAAGTGTTTTGATAATATGAAGTTTTCCACCCGTATTTGTATGTATTTAATAAGTCCTTGAACATCACACTCATTGGAACTTCATTGTCTTCATACTGTAATGGATTATACGACCAATTACCGCTAATTGCTTGGTCAAAGAACTTTTGCATAACTGCAACGATATTAATATAACCTTCGTTGCCTGGCATCTCCCAAAGCAATGTATAATGGTTCTTCAGTGTTTGATACTGTGGAACAATCTGCTTAAGAGGTCCTTTTTTCGATTTCTTAACGGACAAATATCCACGTGGTGGTTCAATTCCGTTTGTTGCATTTGACACAATGGAACTGCTCTCTGATGGCATTTGTGCGGACAGTGTCGAGTGTCTAAGTCCGTGTTCTGTAATGTTTTTGCGAAGACTATCCCAATCATATTTTAATTTAATGTTACATACTTCATCAAGATCTTTTTTATATGTGTCAATTGGTAGAATACCATCTGAATATTTTGTTCTATCGAAGTAATCACATTTTCCTTTTTCTTTTGCAAGATTATTTGAAGCAACTAATAGATAGTATTGAAATGCTTCTGTAAGTTGATGCACTTTTGTAAGTGCTTTCTTGTCGTTGTATTTAACACCTTCACGTGCCAAATAGTGTGCAAGTCCAATATATCCAACACCTAATGAACGTCTTGCTTTAGTGCTTACCTCTGCCGCCTTCACAGGATATTTTTGATAATCAATAATCTCGTCTAATGCTCTTACTGCCAAGTCACATAGTTCTTCTAAGTCATCAAGTTCTTTAAGAAGTCCTACGTTAATTGCAGAAAGAATACATAAAGCAATCTCGCCTTGTTCGTCATCAATGTGCTGTAATGGTTTTGTAGGCAATGTGATTTCTTGGCAAAGATTGCTCATGTAAACTGTGTCTTTGAATGAACTGTGTGTATTAGCATGGTCAACATTCATAATATACATACGTCCTGTTTCTGCACGTTCTTTTAACAATGACGAGAAAATATCCATTGCCTTTACAGTACGTTTCCTAATTGAAGTATCTTTTTCATACTTCTTGTATAGTTTTTCAAACTTGTCTTGATCGGCGTAAAATGCTTCATATAATTCTGGCACATCATGTGGCGAGAAAAGAGTAATGTCTGCATCAGACAATAGTCTTTCATACATCAATTTGTTAAGTTGAATTGAATAGTCTAACTTACGTACACGATTGTCTTCTGTGCCTTTGTTATTTTTCAATACAAGGATGTCTTCAATTTCAAAATGCCAAAGTGGGAAATGGACAGTAGCACTACCGCCACGTACACCATTCTGTGTACAGCATCTCACAGTCGATTCGAACTTTTTAAGGAACGGAACGATTCCTGTGTGTGCTACTTCTCCTCCTCTGATCTTCGAGTTAATTGCTCTGATTCTACCAGAGTTAATTCCGATACCTGCTCTTTGGGCAGTATAACGTCCAATAGCCATATCACTACTAAAAATGGAATTGAGAGTATCATCGCTATCAACAAGAACACAAGAAGCAAACTGACGAATAGGAGTTCGTACACCTGCCATAACGGGTGTGGGGATGTTGAGTTTAAAAAGCGAGGTCGCGTCATAGTATCTCCTTACGTAATACATTCTATCTTGTTTAGGATAGTTTGCAAAAAGTGTCGCCGCAATCATCATGTACATATGTTGTGGTGTTTCAAACAACTGACCTGTACTTCTATCTTGACATAGGTACTTATCTACAATTTGTCTTAGTCCTGCATAGGTAAAGTTTTCGTCACGGTTACGTTTAATATATTTGTCAAGGCTGTCAATTTCTTCTTCGGAATACTTGTCAAGAATCTCGGAATCGTATACACCACGCTCGATATTTAATTTTATCATGTCAATAAGGCTTTTACCTTTAAAGCCACCGTAAACATCTTTGTATGTTGCATATAGTAAAAGTCTTGCCGCTACATATTGGTAATTAGGATTTTCTAATGTAATCAAATCGTTTGCTGATTTGATCATAATTTCTTGTATTTCTCTTGATGTCATACCATCGTAGAATTGAATATGAGAACTCATTTCAACCTGTGATGCACTTACATTTGATAATCCTTCACAAGCAAATTCCACAACTTTATGAATTTTGTTGACGTCTAATGGCTCATGTCCGCCATCTCTTTTTACAATATTGATTCCTGTTCCGTTTGACATTTTGACTTCCTTTGTTTACAAAAAATATTTAGTGGATAGCAGGCATCTGGTAAATCTTTTGTGAGATCCAGTTACTTGGTACTGCACTCCTGTTAATATAACGACCTTCCAACGGTTGTATTACTACATCATCAACTGCTAAAAGTAAAAAGGTTTCCTTTGTTTCGTTATTCGTACTAATATGTATCTCAAACTCACTCTGAGAAAACTTTTCAGTTAATTGTAAAGTATAGCATAATCCACAAATAATGCAAGTATCTGTATAACCATTTTGCTTAATTAATTCCCAAGGACCTAACCAAGTCTTCTGATCCCACATATCAATACCTTTGTTGTGTATGCGAGGGGCTTTGCTGTAGATTGCTAAGAGTTCATCGAAAGGATTATCTGCGTGGTTTATTCGCTCTCTCACCTGACGCCATGATTTTAATCTATCTTCAAATACTTCTGAAAACATCTAATTAATTTAAGATTTTAACTTTATATGAAAATGTTGCTGATTCACTTGTAACTGTGTTTTTCATTCTAATACCGACAGTATCAAAACTTGCATCAGTATTAAGATCAAGTAACTGTGCTTTAAGTTGCATTGTATCTGAGAAACTTAATTCTCCGTTGTAATCATACTCGTCAGTATATGTTAATGTACCTGTTGTTTTGTTAACAAGAACTTCAAGCACACCTTGACGCATTGCATCAACTTGATTACTTTTGAAAACATACTCTATTTTGTAAGTTCTTGTTAGGTTTCCTGGAAGATTGAAAATAGTTTCAAATGCACTTTGTTGTCCAGTCTCTATTTTATTTGTGTAAACATATTCAGTATGTAAAGGTCCTTCAATTTCTGAAACATATTCTGTTGAATTATTAAATGTTACATCTGTTGATAGATCTTTAGTTCTACTAAACCAATCATTAATACTAACGTTTTCAGTTGGAACAGATTTAATAATACTATATGCTACCGCGGCACTTGTACCGCCATTGTTACCTACACCAACAAATTTATTGTGTGTACTTTCGTTGTATTGTCCTGTTTCAAAGATAATAGCATTTTTATCAATGTTTGAAAAAATACTGTTACTAAAAGTATTACGTTCAGGTCCTGTTGCTTGTCCTTGATCGCCAATGGTTGTATTCTCTCCGAAATGAACTGCATAACCTAATGTGTCAAAAAGACAATTAGTCCAAACATTTTCGTAGATATCGTAGTCTGATTTGACTCCATAACTCCAACCTGTTATCTTAACATTTTCAAATTTGTTATTGAAGCAACCTGTAACAGTACTTAGGTTTGACAGTTGGATAGCAATATTTCCTGCATTAGCAGTATTGCCAGAAGTCCAAGTTGCAATTAATTCTAAATTTCTAAATAAACTGTCTTTACACGTTACAAGATCTAATCCTACAAAACCATTTGAATAATGTGAAAGAGTAAGTCCTTCTAAATGAATTTTTCTTGCTTGGTTAAGTGAAGTTGAACCTGAATCATCTGGATAGTTTCCAGGAGTTGCTGTTTCGTTTACAGTTTTAAAAATAGGTTTATCAACTGTTTGATTGATTACTGTTTTTCCTTGACCTGCACCAATGATAGTTGTAAAGGGAGGAAGATAAACAGTATCGTTAAGTGAGTAAGTTCCTGCTTCAAGGCGTAGTATTACACGACTTCCCGTTGTGCCTTTAGTAGCAGTATTAATATATAATTGATCAATTGCTCGTTGCAAAATACCAGTATGATCTGAACCGTCACCTGTTCCACCGAATGAACGAATAGAAACAATATCATCTAATCTATCTTGTAAAGTACGTTTAATTGGACCACTTACTGTAGCACCTGTTTGTACTGTTGTTCCTGATTTATAAGTATATTGGTCTGCAAGGGTAAACAAGTTATCATTTTCTGTAAGAATTTTAGTATTACCAACTGCTGGAGAACCTTCTGAAACTGCTCCATTACCAATGAATAACTCTTGTGCATCAACTGCCCAACCAAGTTCACCGCCTGCAAGTTGCGGAATACCTGACCCTGTGTTTTTACGTCCTCTACGAACTTGAATACGTGATATTTGTACGACTGCCACTGTTTACTCCTTATTACAACTATTTATGCGAATTTGTCGTAATACTGATACACTCTATCCCACCATTTAGACTCCCAGTGTTTAAACTGGTCTGGTGTTAGGTCAAATTGCTGATATTGTAAGTCTCTACTGCACATAAACACATGGCCTTCTTGTATGTTTGTGCCATATATTTCGTTGTGTGCAAGAGCGTAGGCTACAAGTTGTAGATAGTAATCTTCTACCCATTCTTCTTTTTTAGGTTTATTAGTTTGTTTAAAATCCATAATTGCTGGCTTGCCTTTATATTGTCCTACAAGATCAGTAGTGCCTGCATAAATTTTAGGATGAAACAAATTAACTTCGCTACCCCATATTTCGTCTACATCTGTCATTGCTTTTTCTTTGATTTGTTCTGCCATTTTATGTGCCTGCTGTGCATATGGATTACCACCAGGTGTAGGCCATTCACCAAACTCTATGTAGTCCTCGAGATATTTGTGCATTCTTGTTCCTACTCCTGCGGCCTCAGTAACAATTTCTTGTGCTTTTTGTTCGCCTACACGTTTCTTCCAAGCAATTAGATGTGTCTTGTCTTTTGTTTTATCAAGTATAGTTGTAACACTTGCAACAGCATTGCCGTCTGGACAAGCATACAATCGTTTGCCGTCTACTTGCTGTCGTTTGATTTCACTATACTGGTATCTTTCGGTTATTAATGACAAAATTATTTCCTTTTATATTCTATATCGTAAACTACAGTACGTCGAATACTGTCGGTTGGATAAACTCCATGCCATACTCTTCCGTCAAGGCAAACTACTCCGCCTTCTACACTTGGAAAATGATCAGGATGTTGAAAGCCGTCGGGCTCTGGCATAATTGACCAAAGCATTCCGTTAAACTTATTCTTTGTGTTATGTAAAATTGGAACTGTGTCCAAATGAATTACTGCACTAAACGTATTTTTATTCATGTCTCCTTGATGTACATGAAGGCCTTGATATCCACCTTTTTGATAATAGATTATCCAAGACTGAATGCATTTGAATTCGTGAATGTTTTTAAATTCAAATTGTTTTTCAAGCCATTCAAAAAATCTATCTTGTATTGCTTGGTATTCCGGATTATCTTTTGGAATATAGATCTGTTCACCATCGACAGTTGTTGTGCCTTCACTTTCGTCGTCAGCAATTATCTTCTCAAAAAGAGTTTCAAATTCTTTATATTGGGGATAATGGGAATGTAGTACCCATTGGTTTCCTATTTCTTTATAGTTTTGAATCATCTCGACCTTCATTCATAACGTGTACTATACACTACTTACGCAACAAAGTCAAGTGTTTAATTATTACTGAGACATAGCATTAGCCGTTGCCGACTGTGCCATTTGATCAACTGTGTTATCTTGTGCAGGTTGTTGTGGTTCTTCGCCACCTTTGAGTGTTACACCTTCGGGATCGAAACTTGATACAAGTGATTTGATTTGTGGATCTTGATCGTAAGCGGCTTTAAAAGTCTCTTGGTTGTATTCTTCAGCACCCATGTTGTCCATGTAGCCGTTGAGTTCTTCCCAAGAGACTGTTGCCTTTTTGTTTTTTACAAGAAAATTTAAGATTTTCAGCAGATTGGGTGAGGCTGATTCAATTACTTTTTTTTTGAATCACCCAGGATAGTTCCGAGCCTTCTGCTTCTTTCGATTGACTCACGTTTTTCTCTACCGGCTTCTTCTTCGCCGCCAGCCGCCGGAGCCGCCGCGCCAAATTCATCTTCGCCTTCAACAGGTGCTTCTGCTTCTGCTTCTGCATCAACTGTTGGTTCCATTTCTGGCTCTTCTGCTGGTACTTCGTCGCCCATAGTTTCCGGAGCCCCTTCGCCTGTTAAGATGGCTACGCCACCTGTAAGTGCGTCACGAGTCTGTTCAAGTGTTGTGAAAAGTGTTTCAAGTGCTGGCTTAACTGTGCCAATAAAGTTTTCTGATTGTTCACTGCCCATTTCGTCGCGAATCTTATCGCCAATTTCGAGCATTGATTCTGTTTGCATTTCTGCTGTGTCTTCCATCCAGCCTGTAACTCTATCAACCATGTCCTTAGCGGCCATGACCAATGTTGCGGCTTCTTCAGCGCCTTCTGTGATTGCTTCGTCAGTGTCTACATCGCCTTCTACAATAGATGCTCTTTCTTCAATTGCCTGATTAATTACTTTAAGGAACATATTTGTTTTTTGATACTCGTCATTGTTTACAGAGTCAAAAGATTCGTTAGTTTCAATATCGCTAATTTTTGTACGCAATTTATTACGAGCGTCTTGTAACTGCTCTGTGGAAAATGCATCAATATTGATTGTTTCTCCGAAACGTTGCTCGAGACTCTCGTTTAAGCGTTTCGCTGTAATTGGTTTTGTAAATTGACTTACTTTCATTATACTGTTCCTTTAACTATATTTATTTATCAAATATGTAGTTTTCAATCTGTTCTCTTATGATCCAACAATCATCAATAGCAATATCAAAACGCATTAAGGCCGCCTCTTTTTTAACTTCGTCCTTAGTGTTTTCTACAGTATGCTTGTAAAATACAGCATCATTGTAGTGTTTGCTTAGTTTGTTGTCTAAATATTTAATGTTATTTATTGATTCTGTTTGCTTTGTAGCAATACAATGAGCAATAGCAACCGCGGTTAATTTAGTAGGCCAATAGCCAATATGCTTTTTTTCTGCCAAATCAAATACATGATAGCCATACTTGTTCTTTCTTACAATAGCGTTTTTTATACGGATACTGTTTCCTTTAACCACAGGTAAAGGACTCTGATCTAACTCAGCATCTACAATTTCTTCGAGTATTTTAATTAATTCAGGATTTGTATTCTTCATTAGCCATTACCAAAACAGTTCCATTCTTCACTACTTTACTTACAAGTGCCTTGCGTATAAGGGTTTCAATTACGAATTGTTCCCTGGGAGTGTAAGAATATATTGGACTTACTTTGTCCTTCATATTCTCAAGTACACTTGCTTCTTCATTGCTTAATGCAATAGTGAATTTAGATATTAGTTCATTAATTTTCATTATAATCCTGCTAATTGTTTAATAATTGGATCTAAGTCTTTTTTATTATGAACTGTTTTGATTGGCTCGCCTGGCTTAACCTTTGGATTTTTTAAGGTTATCTCGTTACCTTTGACGTCATCGATTTCAAACTCTTGTTCTTTGCCTTGGGCATCTGGCATAGGTAGTGTTGCACCTTTCTTAAGAACTTGTTGTGCCATTTTTCCTACAGCCTTATCTGCTACTTTGCCCATGGCTTTGTTGGCTAATTTATTTGCGGCACTCTTCACAGCACCTTTGGCCATATTAGCCGCACCCTTCGCGGCCGCTTTACCCATTTGTGCTCCTACTCTACCAGCGGCTTTAACTCCAGCGCCAACAGCCTTTGCACCCATCTTGGCCGCACCTGCTCCTATACGTCCTGCCACTGCTCCAAGAGCAGGTAGTATTTCATCTAACTGTTCTTCGGTTAGATGAGGATAACGCTCTTTGAGTTTTGCTTTTACATTGTCTTCATTTATTTGAAATTCATTGTATCTCATTTGCGTTTCCTTGTTTTTCTTTTACTTGTTTTTGGTCTAATATTTTTCAAATTACGTCTACCTGATTTATTAATCCTTGTTAGACGTTGAGTTGTTCCTCTTGCTCTCTTTGTTCTTGCAGAAGCAACTTTCATTGCACTGCTTCTTCTTGCCTTTGCTTTTTTAATATTAATACTACTTTTAACTCTTTTAGGTTTATTACAAGTATCAGGTGATGCTACAATTCTACCTTTACGTGATCCCGCAGTGCAACGATATTTACGGACAAGTTTATTTCCCTTCCTGCCCATTATCTGAATAGCACCTTCTGTAAGGATTTCTGATATTATCATCTTCCTGTTTTAATCCTTGTTCTTTTACCACCTGAGGCTTTATTTAATTTTTGCACTCTAATACTTGCAGGATTAACTCTTTTAGTCCTACGAGCCTTACGTGCCATTCTTGCTCCAAGTTTTGCTCTTGTTTTCTTCATGCGTATCTTTGCTTTTACATTAGGAGCCGCAAAACATTGTCCTATTTTAGAAACAATACGACCTTTGCGTTGTCCTGTCGTACAACGATACTTTCTAACTACTTTTTTTCCACTTCTTGCCCATATTTGTTTTTCAGCCAGAGGTGTGATAATTTCATCTATTTGCATAACACTTGTATTTAGTGTTTAAATTGCTTAATTAAAGTTGATAAGAATTACGATAATTGTGGAAAGTAGTCCTGCTACAATAGTACCTGCGGCACCAATTACTACTTTGATCATGGACTTGTTGCCATGTGTGATATCGTTATGGATGTGTTCTACTTTTTCTTCGATCTTGGAAAGGCGACCCTCTAATACTTCGTACCTTTGGGCACAAAGATCAACGTGGGCTTCTAAGTTTTCTTTTTCTAAATCTGTGGCTTTTGCCATCTTTAATCTCTCCATTGTACCCTGCTCAAGGGTAAAATTAGTAAACTCGTTAGTTGGCCTAATTGTAATTTATGGATGCCTAATTGTGATGTAAAGTTGCCTTAATGTAAAAATATTTATACTATTCTGTAGTATCATTATCTGGTAAGATAAACACTATGTTGCGTTTCTTCTTATTAGTTGTCATAAACACATTGTTATTTATTGTAATTGATTCTGTAAGTCCTGGAATCATAGGTATAAGATCAAAGTCCTCTACCAGCGTTTTGTGATCAATGCCTGCTACTGCTGTATCAACGTTGAACTCAAATGTCCATACTTTATGTACCCCTTTGTAATCACTGCCAAAGCCAATGTCTGCTACATCTTGTTCTGTTACTTGTGGTTCAACATCATAATAGGGATTGAAACGCATACTTAAACAATTAAAGAAACTCATAAAGTTGCTTTGTTGATTCACTAACAGTTTATCAGTAGTATTATGTTTATGCTTTTTGGTTTCGGTGATGTCCAATAATGTCTTAACAATGATTTTCATAACATTACTTATCGGTCATAAAAAAAGGGCCCAGTAAAAACTGAGCCCTTTAGTGTTAATACTAAAAAGTATTATGATGCGTCGAAAGCGTCTAAGTCTCTTACCACAACTGTTTGTGCAGAAAGATCAACACCGTCAACTGTACCCATGTTCTGTAAACGCTCTGTAGCCGCAGTTGCGTCAAAAGCATGACCATCTACGATTGCAAAAATTTTACCTTGTGTACCTGTTGATTTGTACATTAAAGGTGAAAACTCTTGTACGATTTGAGCAAGAGCACCGTCAACACCGTCTTTCGCCGCTAATGATACACCAGCGTCGATTTCGATAGCAATAGTTTGCCCTGGGTTATATTGAACGTCATGATCGCGTCCGTCTTGATTTACTTTTGTGATTCCAGCCATTTTATTTCTCCTATATGTTTTTCTCTGAGAATGTATTCTCTCTAATGACCCATCTTCGTTACTCTACGAAGTTGTTATAAGTATTTAGTCTTTTTTGGAATTATTACTTCTTATGCTGTTGTTTTGCACGTTTTTCAAGTGCTCTTAGCATAGAAATAAAGGCAGGACCGCCTTTTACTATATTATCTATAGTTTCGATAGCAGGCATATAACCCTGTACGATGTTCTTAGGAATGCTTTGATTTGCCTTAGCCATTTCTATAAACTTCTTAGCAAATATAAGATTCTTTGTTCCAACAAGATATCTATACAGTGCAAGGTCTCTTCCTTGTACAATAATATCTGGTGTGCTAATAGTTGGTTCTGGATCACTAATCTTAGCAGTTTCAAGATCTCTAACTGAAGCAAGTTTTTCTACATATTCAATTATATCACTTGAACGTAGTTTTGCCCTTACTGCAAATATCAAACGTGTTACAATCTTTTTCTTGTCTGCTGTTGATAATCTTTCTAAATTAAAAATACTTCTTCGCACATCTTTATAGTCTGCATTCTGTATTCTTAACGCTGATTCAATACTAACTAATACCTGCTGATCGTTCATGTTAGATGAACGGCCACTTGCTAATCCCATTAGGTATCTATTGAATGCCATAACAGGTAAAGTTGTTTGGCTTCTAACAGCAAGAGCACTTTTTGGATCTTTTAATTTCTTAAGTGCTTCTGCATCGCCTGTGACAAAGTAAGCAAAATTATACAGATCAGTTGAATACATTCTAAAATGTTTATAACTATCTCTGCTCGTGGTCTTTTTGGCATATCCATGAGCGAATGGAGCAAACTGTGGATATCTTCTAAGCAGTTCTAAACTTAGCAAAGTAAGATACAATCGCTCACAACAATCTGTATAGGTAAGAACCTTTTGATTATTGCTATCGCGAGTCATTCTCGCTTCATGAAGTTCTGCCAAAAATTGCATTAGTAGTTACTCTTCTCCGGTGAATCACCTGGTTGGTATTTGTCTAAGAATGCTTTGACCATTGCGTTTTGATCACCTGCATTTAATAACATAGAAAGTGTATCTGCCTGCTGTACATCTTTTGTAAACTGACGCTTAACATCAGGCTTAACTTTGTCTGTAGTTAATAACATTTTAATAACCATTGCTTGTTGTACTGAGACGTTGTGTTTTTTACCATCGTCAGTTGTAACTTGTTTAACTGGATTAGGATTGCCACGCGAGTCAAGTATCTTGCCCACTTGTACAATCATTGGTGTTTGTTTAAAATCAGGATCAAGACCAGCATTGTCATCGTCTGCTGAGTCTGGACCTCCAAGACCTAAGTCTCTCATATCGTCATCGATTTCGTGCATTTTCACGTCATCTAACATTTCTTTAAGTTTCATAGTTTGCTCCTATCTCATTTGTGCTCTGTTAGCCGCAGTAAATCCTCTGCGATTAACAAGTTTCATATCTCCTGTTGGATCAGACAGCACATATCCTTCTCCTCCAGGTTGACCATTAATGGTCGCAACTACATCACTATCCTGTGAATCAAGTTGACTAATAATGTTATCTTTAACTTTCATAATACCATTTACTGTATCCCAGATAGCACTAAAAGTATTAATGTTTTGTTTGATATATTGTGTAATCTTTTCTTGTTTGTTTCTGCTTACTTTGCTATTACTTAACCATTTAAGGAAGTCACGCCCTAAGTTATCTAATCCTGTGTCAACTTTACTGTTGGTATATGAATATAATATGTCGGCAAAGTCAGAGACTTTCATTTGTTGCAATTTGCTTTTGTCAAGGAAACTGTCAATAGAACTTGCATTTTTATTAATGAGAGCCTCTAACTTGTTTACCGACGTTTCGTCTACCTTAGGGGCTTCGGAAACTGTTACAGGTGGAATAACAAATAGGTCATTGCCTTGGAACATATCAAATGTTGTCAACGGCGATTCTGTACCATCTTCATCTACCACCTTGTGAATAACTACACCAACTGAACTTTGTCCTATCCTCTTGCCAATCTTACTGTCAGCCTTAACCATATACTGTACAATTTGTGGCTTGAACATATACACATCTTGTTCTAAGTTTGGTGTGTTAAAATAGAGCATATCTCCTTTGAAGTATCCTCTAAAACTTTCTGGGGTTGCTTTCTCCATTACAGAGTAAGCCTTTTTCATATTACTTGCAAGTGCTTTGAAACCTTCTGGATTCTTTTGTGCACCTGGACGATTTAGAAACATTTTTTCTACTGCTTCAGGACTTTTGTTTTTTCCATCGTATCCTTTTGCTCCAAATCCTCCTTTGTCGGTAAGCATAAACTTTCCATCTTCATCGCGTCCAAAAATGACTGCGGGAGACCCGTCCCATTTAATAGTAACTTTTCCCTGTCCGCCACCTGCTAACTCCTTCAACTGTTGTAAAGCACGTTTCGCACCAGCACTACCTTGAAAGAAAACTAAATCTTCTGCGTGTTGGATACGTGCTTCTGCTTCATATAATTTGCTTTCAACTTTTGTTCTTGTTTTTGCTTTGTTATAAAGTTCTATACCTTGTTTTGCATTTATTGGCTTAGGATATGTTTTGCTATTTGAATACCAAGCCTTTTGACTGTAAGTCCAAGTAATACCTTGCTCATCAGTAAATGCACTACCGTCTTTTAATTCTCTTGGAGACAAGATAGGTTCACTTGAAAGAACACCTCGCTTTTGTGTTCCTTGTCCAGTTGCTGGAGCATCATCTTTCTTTTGAAACTTTGTTCCTGCTTTGGGTTTGTCAGGTGTAAGAGCACCTTTGACATCACTTGCAGTCTGTCCAATTGATCTAATTACACTACCAAGGTCACCTTTGGCTTTATTACCTGCTCCGACTTTACCAAGTTCTCTGCCTTTCTTAAATGCCGCTTTGGCTTTAGAAAGTATACCTGGTTCTTTCTCTCCGGGATTTGTAATCTGCTGAGTGGTAGTTTGATCGTCATACTTTTGTTTGACGGGTGCTTCTATTTTAAAATCTTTAAACTTCATTTAACTTATCCAATGTATTTCTAAACCATTCTCGTCCTTCTAACGCAACTGCTTCAGGTAATTTTAATCCGTCTTTTTCAAAGTACTTCATTGCATCGTCTACCATTGCTTTGTAATTAGGATCACCTTTGATCTTAGCAACAATAGTTTCAACACTATCTAAGTCTTGTCCTTTTGCATTGTCCCCTAACAAGTATTGTGCAATCTCATCTGGGTTTTTAGAAACTGTTTTATTTGTAATTCTATCTACAAGTCCTGTTTGACTGTTAAATTTATATCCATGAAACTTTGCAATGCTTGAAATAAGAACTGCTCTGTGCATACCTTTGTAAGGTGTATCATCGCCCGAACCTTTCATAGCAAACTTCATAAACTCTGGTTCGCCAAACATCAAGTCTAATTGCACAAAGCCATTTTTAACATCACCTTTGATTGGAGTTTTAAAATGTACATTAATACCTGACTTAGCAATCCATGCTCTGTCATCGTCACCTGGTGCATTCTTTTGTTTCCAGGCTTTTAGTTTTGCAACAATGTCATCTTTGGAAACTTTGTCTTTGTCAACAGCAATATCCATATCGCCACTGGTACTACGAATACCTGTTGATCCAAGTTTATGATTAACAAGATCTATTCCAATGATCTTTTCTGCCCATTGTAGAGTAGGATCTACATCTGCTTGATTAATGCGTTGGGTTACTGGAGTTCCGTCTTCGTTTTTAAAAACATTTCCACCTTCTTTTAGAATCATTACTGCCCCTTTTTGCTCTCTTGTACTTTTTGAACGCCTCTTCTAAATTTCTTAGGATCACCTGTTCTGATGCTATTAATAAATCTACGTTCAAGATCCAACGCTTCTTCACTGCCGTAAGTTTCGTTAATTCTGTTAAGAAGATTTACAGCACTTTCAATAATATTTGCGCCAGTAGTAGCAATAAAAGAGTCATTATCTCTATCGCGGTGAAGATTGTTTAATTCTTCGAGTATTGATCTGGTTCGTTTTTTCATAATACAGTTTCCTTACTACTATTTATGGCGATTTACAAATAAATATTGTAAAGAAGGAGGGCAACAATGTCAATCAAAGACTTTACTTTTAACGAACGCAGTTTATTGTTCGCTAAATTAGCACAAATTGCATACTTAAAGCCTGAAGATGCAACCAAACACGTTAAAAAATTAGGCTTTACAACTGTAGAATTTTACAACATAGACGGAGCCCAAGCATATCGCTTTATGAACAAGCATGATCTGGTAATTGCTTGTAGAGGAACTGAGCCAACAGAATACAATGATATCAAAGCAGATGCAAACGCATTACCTGTTATTGCTGAAACTGTTAGCAGAGTACACAGAGGGTTCAAACAAGAAGTAGACGAACTATGGCCGTTGGTATTGGAAGACCTTAAACGTAAAGCCAATGATAAAAAAGAAATTTGGTTTTGTGGTCATTCATTAGGAGCGGCTATGGCAACTATTATGTCAAGTCGTTGTCACTTATATCCAGATGTAGAACCTGTACAGGAACTTTACACATTTGGCTCACCAAGAGTAGGTTGGCCAGAATATGTAAAGAGCCTTGGAGTTACACATCATCGTTGGGTAAACAACAATGACATAGTTACACGAGTTCCGTTATGGTTAATGGGATATAGACACCACGGCACTGAACACTATCTAAATGCCTATGGATTAAAACGTAGTCCAACAGGTTGGCAAAGAGTAAAAGATCGTTTCCGAGGTATGTGGATGGGTGTCAAACAAGGAAAAATTGATAACTTCTCTGACCATAGCATGGTTGAGTATGTCAAACACATTTCTAAATTATAAAGATTGTATTATTTTATTATATTCTAATGCAGTTTTAAGAAGTGTAAGATCTATTTGGTTATTGGCGGCTGTCTTTACTATTGCTTTTGTGTCTTTAGGAAAACAATGTCCGCCAAATCCTCTTTCTTCTGTTATCCAAGTATGACTTTCTTTAATACGATCATCTGCTGTAACGGCTTTACGGACAGATTCATAGTCAACATTAGTAGCACCGCATAAATCGAACATTTGATTAAAGAAAGAAACTTTTAATGCAAGGAAACTGTTCCTAAAATATTTTGCAAGGACCAAAGCACGAGGATCCATTTCAACAGTAGGTTTCTGTATTACCCATTTCCAAAATTCAGTGTCCCCTCCGCCTATGAAAGTTTCTTTAGAATTTTTTAAATCTTCTACTGCTGTAACGGCTCTAAGAAATTCAGGCGAAAAACTAATTTTATGATCAGGAAATGTATCAACAAGCATATCCCATCCTTCAAGACTAATAGTGCTTTTAATTAGAATAGGCACACTGGGTGAACGTTCGATAACATCATATACGTTTTGCATTTCACAACTGCCATCTTCTCGTGAAGGTGTGCTAACACATACAATAACACACTCTGGATTACCAAAGTCCTTATATCCTTTTGCAGGATCATATACGGTTATTTCGTAATTGTTTTTTAGTAATTGTTCATAGGCATGACCTACAAACCCGTAACCAGCGATTGTTATCTTCATTGTTTTTTACCTAATGCTTTTAGCAATTTCTTTTGTTCTCTACGTTTGACAAATTCATCTTCGTCAGCATAGGAACTACATTTATCCAAACTATCTTCCACATACCAAAGTATTTCGTAGAGATCTTGTTTGCAACCCCAAGTATTAAAGCCATCCATTTTTGGATCAGTTGCCGCGAATACTATTTTATCCACTTGGCTTTTAACTTTCTTAAGGTCCCAATCTATAATCATAAAAATATTTAAGAAAAGGATAGGCCCCGAAGGGCCTATTCTGGTTTTACATTCCTATTTGATTAGGAACAATGATGTAGTGAATAGCAAGTACCACTCCAACTGATGCGCCTAAGCCAATCATCATCTTAAAGAAGTCCTTACCTATAAGTGGAAATACTGTCTTGAACTTTTCCTTGCCTGTTATCGTTGCCATAGCAAGTTCACGTCCACACAGTAGACCTACGAACACCCAAGTTGTACTCATCGGTATGTCATTTAGTTCTTTGAAGAACCAAAGGATTAGCCAATACACAGCATCAATAATAGTTGCTGACCTTACGTATCTCGTGTTGTGTTTTTCCAATACAATCTTTTGTATCTTACCTCCACCTTCACGGAACATAAATCCTAAGCCAACAACAAAAACTATGCTGACAAGAATCATTAGGTCCCAAGGTATCTGTCTTGGTAGGAACACAGCGATGTTGGCCATGTCATGACTCAACCAAGTGAACCATAGGAAGCCTGTGGTTACCCACTGTCCTATTCGCCACCAACGTTTGTGTTCTTCCTTAACTGGTTTTGCTTCATTA